GGCAACGCCATTGGTGTTGAAGACCCGACTACGGGTCTCCTTCAACGTATCGGTACTGGTTCTACTTTGGCTGTCGCCGATTTCGGCAATACGGGTGCCACGAATGGTGGCCTTATTGCTGATCTTTCTGAGGCCACTGCGGCCACTATCAACTCGCTTCGCCAAGCATTTCAGATTCAGAAAATCTTCGAACGTGATGCCCGTGGCGGTACTCGTTACACTGAGTTGATCAAATCTCACTTCGGCGTCACTTCTCCGGATGCTCGGCTTCAGCGTCCTGAATATCTCGGCGGCGGTTCGACGCCGGTGAATATCTCGCCGATTCCTCAAACTTCTCCTACTGGTTCGTATGCGAACACTCCTCAAGGCAATCTCGCGGCTATTGGTACTGCCCAAGTTCATAATCACGGCTTTACTACTTCTTTCACTGAGCATTGCATTGTTATCGGCTTGGTTTCAGTTCGCGCCGACCTCACCTATCAACAGGGTCTCAACCGCATGTGGAGTCGGAAAACTCGTTTCGACTTCTATTGGCCCGCTCTTTCGCATATCGGCGAACAAGCCGTTCTCCAACAGGAAATCTTCTGTGATGGCGTTCCTGCCAATGACGAAAAGGTTTTCGGCTATCAGGAACGATATGCTGAATATCGGTACAAGCCCTCGATGATCACCGGTGAATTCCGCTCGTCGTTTGCACAATCCTTGGACGCCTGGCATTTGTCGCAAGACTTCGCTACGGCGCCAGTGCTCGACGACGCATTTATCGTCGAAAATCCGCCGATTGATCGCGTCATTGCTGTGACGTCCGAACCGCATTTCTTGTTCGATTCGTATATCACAGTTAAAGCCGCTCGCCCGATGCCTGTCTATGGCGTTCCGGGCCTTATTGATCATTTCTGATCATGTTCGGCACTATTGCTTCGGCTCTCTCGCTGGCTTCCTCTGCGAAAAACCTTTTCGGTAAGTCAAAATCCGAAAAGGATTCGATGGAAGACCAGCTTGCGACGCAATTAGAATCCGCGCGCCAGATGCCCACCGCCCAGGTGGCTGGGCTTCGGGCCGCGGGCCTTAATCCAATGTTGGCGGTGGGTAACGGCATCTCGTCCCCTCCGCCCATTTCTTCTTCGCCTGGCAGCGAAACACAAGCTGCTACGGCGAAGGCTCTTGCTTCAGCCACTATGGCAAATCAATCTGCCCAGGCTGAGCTTTATTCCGCGCAAGCGGATAAAACTCGTGCTGAGACGGCAACCGAATTAAAACGTCCGGAAAACGTCGAGGCGCAAACTGGCGTTTCCAAAGCCAGTGTTCCTAAGATCGAACAGGAAACCCGTACGAGCTACGCTCAAATGCAACAGACGGGTTCCCTTGATCGTCTTCAAAATCAACTTGCTCACACTCAGGAATGGGTCACAAAAAAATCCATTGCTGACTATTTCTTCCGTGAGCTTGAGCTCGATCTAGCTCGATCTAATTTAGGGCCTACTCAAGTGGCCCAACTTAAAAAAATCTCGGCTGAGGCCCGCTCTGCGGAAACTGAGGCCGATTTAAACGAATCACTTCGTGAATTTGAACGAGTTGCCGGCATTGCCGGCAAAGCTTCTGCTTCTGCTCGTTCTCTTTTTAACTGGTTCAAAAAGTAAAAAACTAAATGGCCCGCAGCTTGCTGTGGGCCATTCAACAAGCGAAGCGCGTTAGAAACTGTCCATCGTCTTCTTATAAAACAGCGCTCCACTTAACTCTCAAAGGAAAATCATGTCTTCTAATCCTCAAAATCCTCGTCTTCAAATCTCTGACTCCTGCCCCTTCCTCTCTGCTTACTCTCCTAAACCTCGCGTCTGTCTCTCGTTTCCCCAGGACTCCAGATGGACAAAACAATCCGCAAAGGATGAATGCGATATCAACCAAATCATGAATCGCTACATGGCAACCGGCGAACTCCCCAACATAGCGGAGCGTGCTCCGCAATATCTCGATGTCTCCGGACTCGAATTCCAAGCCTCGATGGACTTCATCGCAGGCGCAAATTCCCTCTTCCATGAAATGCCTTCGGCTATTCGAACTCGCTTCGAAAATAACCCGGCCCTCTTCTTGGACTTCTGTTCTCACGAAAAGAACCGTCCAGAACTTGCAGAAATGGGCCTCCTTAAGGCGATCGTACCTTCGGTAATACCTAACCCTACCCCAGTACAAAATCTCTCGCCTGAGCCCTCGAAACCGGTTTCCGCCGCTTCCGGAAATCCGGCTTAAAAAGCCGTCAATGAGTCGCCCTATACTTGTTATCAATAGACTCATTGACACCAACGGATGTCTAAACTACTATGACTCACGCAATACTCTTGTTTTTATTGATAAAGGAGCTTCACCATGAAACGCCACAAAATGTCCAAGTCTCAGTCGCGCCGTTCTTTTACCAAGGGCGCGTCGTACTCCCACAAGAAAAACTTCTCGACCAATCCGATGCGCGGCGGCATTCGCCTTTAATCGATGCCATGCTACAAACCCCTTCAGGGTTATCGAGCCGCATCGACAAACCCAAAGACGGGGAAACGCCCAGTTGTTTTCACGACTAAGGGCGCTTTCATCGACATGCCGGTTACAGTGCCCTGCGGGGCCTGTATCGGCTGCCGTCTTGAACGCTCACGACAGTGGGCGCTTCGCTGTATGCATGAGGCTAAATTTCACGAACTCACGTCGTTCCTCACGCTTACTTACGATGACGAACACTTGCCGGCTGATGGATCATTGAACCATCGCCATTTCCAGCTTTTTATGAAACGCTTGCGAAAGGCTCACAATGGGAAAATCAAGTTCTTCATGTGCGGCGAATACGGGGATACCACCCGGCGTCCGCACTATCACGCCATCGTCTATGGCATCGACTTTTCCGATAAAGTCAAACACTCAAAAAATGAGCACGGTGACGTGCTCTATCGATCCGACTTCCTCACCAGTATCTGGGGCCTCGGCCATGCTTGGTGCGGAAGCGTCTCTTATCGATCCGCTGCCTACGTTGCCCGTTATTCCCTCAAAAAAGTTACGGGCGAAAAAGCCCAGGAACACTACCAAAACCTCGATACAGCTACCGGCGAAATCTTCCAGATTCGTCCTGAATACATCGCTGTGTCGAAAGGGTTCGGTTCATCATGGTTCAAGGCGTATAAGTCTGACGCTTATCCTTCCGACTTTCTCACACATGAGGGACGTAAGTTCCCGGTTCCTAAGTACTACGATAAACTTCTTGAAAAGGAGAATCCCAAAGCCTTACAACGCTACAAAGCAAGACGAATTGCTCGTGCAAAACGTAATTCACACGACAACACGCCTGAACGGTTAGCCGTTCGCGAAATCTTCAAAAAATCTCAAATCTCAACGCTTAAAAGGAAACTCTAAATGATCAAATTCATGTTCTCTGTCTATGATTCCAAGGCTCGTGCTTATGGCAATCCTTTTACTTCGCCACGCCAAGAGATGGCGGTGCGTGATTTCACGGCTGCTGTCCGTGATCCTTCGACTCAATTGAACAAGTTTCCTGAAGATTTCACCCTGGTCGAAATCGGCGAATTCGACGATGAGACCTGCGCTTTCACGCTGCATCAAAATCCGATTCCTCTCGGCCTTGCCGCTCAATTCAAGGAGTAACAACCATGTCTTTCGGCATTCAAGCTCACAGCAAACCTTCAGTAATGAAGCACAACTTCAGCCAAGTTCCGAAGGCTGAAATTCCGCGTTCGACGTTCGACCGTTCTCACGGTTATAAAACGACGTTCGACGCTGGGTACTTGGTACCCTTCTATATCGACGAGGCGCTTCCAGGCGATACGTTTAACGTTCGCGCTACCGCTCTCGCTCGTCTTGCTACGCCTATTTTTCCGCTCATGGACAATATGTTCATGGATACCCATTTCTTCTCGGTTCCTATCCGATTGATTTGGGATAACTGGCAAAAATTTAATGGCGAGCAAAAAAATCCGGGTGACTCTACTGATTACGTCATTCCGCAGCTGACTAACTCCACTAGTGCATTTGTTGCTAACTCGTTGGAAGACTATTTCGGTCTTCCGGTGGGAGTGCAGGGCCTTTCGGTTTCTGCACTCTGGCATCGTGCCTATAATCTCATTTGGAATGAGTGGTACCGAGACCAGAACCTTCAAGATTCTGTCGATGTTCCGACTGGTGACGGGCCGGATCTTCATGCTTCCGGCACCTATAACCTTCTTCGTCGTGGCAAGCGCCATGACTATTTCACTTCTTGCTTGCCGTGGCCGCAGAAAGGCGAAGCCGTAAATATTCCGCTTGGCGG